GCTTGGCTTTAGCAACAACCATTATTTAGGCGGCTCGGTTTTGCTTTTAAGGCCGTTAGACGCGACAAGGCCGCTAAGGGTGCCAGTAAGAAACACAAGCAACGTAGAAAGCAAGTCGATGAGCTGTGCGTCAGTAGGCGCCTGTTTTTCAGGCTGGTCTACAAATAAAATTCCGTATATAAATGCAAATACAGTAAAACTAAAACATACTGCCATTAAACGGCCAACAAAAACAATTAGTCCTGCGTGTTGTTGTTCAGGGGTTTTCATTATCGCAACTCGCTTTCGTAAAGCATGTGTAGCCCGTATTTTGTTTAGAAACTGTGCAGCCACTACAGCCCCAAGCCACTACCGCTACAAGGATTGTGCAGCCAAGTAGGTAACGCCATCGCATTAGGCCGCTGGTGGGTTTGCTGCTAGTTCAGTTGCTTTAGCCATTGTGGCGGCTTCGCTCGGCTGTAGCGCGGGGTCGTCCATCCATTCGAGGCAGTAGTAGCCGTCGCCCGGTTCGTTGTAACGCCAAGTAGTGCCGGGCGCCAATTCGCGTGTTGCATTGCCAATTTGCTTATCTATTTCGGCTTTAGTTGGTACAGCCATTACGCCACCTTAATAATTGAAATTGAAGCAAAAATTGCGGGGTCGGTAAAAAAGACTAGCCCAAGTGTAGAACTACCTGCCGTGTTTGTTATTAGATATTGCAACTCAAAGTTTTTAGAGGCAGTAATAGTAAATGCACCAATTAGAGGCAAATTGTTTTGGCTTCCGGGTATTTCTACACCCGTGCCATCTATTACGCTTGTGCTGTCGCTTGTATTGTAAAACCTTGAAATTGTTTTATTGGTTGCGTAAAACGGTTGGTTGGCAATGACATTGTAAGTGCCAGCGGGCAAAGTAATAACGCTAGACGCAATAGAGCAGCCCGTTATATTGTTTTTTAGAGTTGTGTTAAGTGTGCGCTTTTGAAATGAGCCCGTAGCACCCGCGCCGCCTGTTGTGCCGTTTGCTTGCGTTTCGTTAAACACCGCAATACTGGCCCCACCACCTACCGCCACCCAAGCCGCGCCGTCGTAGTAGTAGGTTGTGTTGTCGCTTTCCAAATAAGCAAACTGGCCCTCGGCTAAAACCTTTTCGCCACTTCCGCCAAACGCCGCCGTGCGCGCTGTTGCGTCTGCAAAAACGGGTATGCCGCTATTCGTTACGGTCAAATCGGCAGCGGTTAAAACCTCGCCGCTTACGTATGCTGGTACAAAAGTTGTTGCGTTAGCGCCCATGGGTTTACTTTATCCTAAAACGGGTTGAGGGTCGGTTATTCCAATAATTCCGTAAATGGCGTCGTTTAAAATAAATTCGTACACAATCACCGTAGGGCTGGTACTGATTAGGACGCTATGCCCGGTAGCAAAATTTAGGCGGTGCTCTATGCCCTCTATGGCTAGCTCTTGGGCTAGTTGGGTTGTTGTTAGCCCTGTTTGAAAAGACTTTTCTATGGTGATGGTGTCGCCAATTTCGAGAGTTGCTACCGTGTCGCGTTGTGCAGCTGTTAGGACGGTAAACGTCGTTTCTACTGACGTGTAGCGGGCCTCGGGTTGGCCGTTTAATAGGTAGTCGGCGGCGTCGTCCACCTCGCCTTGAACGTGTAAAAGGCTGTTGCCAATGCTGTTGGTTTGTATGAAGTAGGTGGCAATGCTGCCAGCGTCAGTAGCGGTAGCGGTTTTGTTGTCGAGGGCGGTTACTACGGCGCGGTTTATTACTTGGTCGGCTTCAAAAGATATGCCTACGCCAGTAAATTTAAGGGTGCCGGGTGCGCCGTCGTCGTGGAAGTTTGCCGAGCTGCCTGCAAGGGTGTTGCCGATACGGTTTTGGAAAGTTAGGACGCCTGCTCGAGACATAAACAACCGCCCAAATTCGGCGGTGTCGTTTATTTGGGTTAGGTAGTTAAGTACGTTGGTACCGGCTGGCACGGTGTAGGCGGCGTCATGGCCGAGGTTTACGGTGCCTGTAGCAATGTTGCGGGCCGCTATTGGAAACGCCACCTCGGGTAAATCTAGGACGGTTTCTATGCGCTCGCCCGAGGTTTCGGCGGTTACGTTTAACTCGTTTAATACGGTTTGGCTAAGCAAATAGAATTGGTCGGCACAATACACCTCTACCGTGTCAGTACCGCCAAGGCTAAAGTTGTAGTCGTAGTTAACGACGTAGCCGTTAAAAATGTACTCAGGGTTATTAAGGGTGTCGTAACGCAATAGGCGTACCTCGCGCATTGGGGCTAGCCCGGGTTGCGCGTTGGCGGTGTCAAAAAATGGGCTGTCTTGGTTAAACGGATTGAATACGCCCGAGGCCAACGTGTCGTCGAGGGTAAAGGTCATGGTGCCAGCGCCGAACGTGTCGCCTTGGTCTCGGCGTCCACGTCGTACGTTGACGTTTAGAGCACCGTCTAAAACGCTTGCAAATTCGCCTACACCGTCTAGCACGTACTCGGTATTGTTGAGCACCCCGCGCGTACTGTCATCGAGCGTAAACGCGTTAAGTTGAAAACCTGTCGCTATTTGTAGGTCATAGTTACCCGATTGGACTACAGCTACAGCCATGTTAAGCCACGTTTAGTTGTAGCGGGCCAGCGGTACGCGAATACGCCCGCAACGCGTTAACAACACTTTGGCCTATTTCGGCGCTAGTAGACAAGCCGCCAGCCACGTTAATTGTTACGCCGCTACCGCCCATGTTGCCCATTTGTGATAACGGAATGACAGCCTCCGGGCCTGCCTCGCCAATCATGGCAAGCGTTGGCCCGGTCACTATGCCGCCGTCGGCCATTTTAGGTATCGAGCTACTAATACTGGAAACAATACGGTTAACACGCTCGGTTACTACTACGTCAATGTTTACCGAGCGCTTAAGTTTTGCGGCTATCTCGTCCATTTTGGCCATAAGTTTTGGCGTTAATTTGGTTAGTTCTGCCTCAAGGCCGTTAACAATGAATTGGGCTTGGTCTACGCCTGTCTTGTACCAATTGTTGGCGGCTTGTAGCCCTACCTTGTCGGCTGCCCGTTGTGCGGCCTCTACAAGCGCGTTAGTTTCGTCTATAGCGGTTTGACCGCCCTTTACAAGCTCTAAGGCTATTTCGGCGCCAGCGACGTTGCCAGCGTCCAGCACGTAACCCAATGCGTCTTGGCTTAAACCCATCTCAAGGGCTTTGCCAAGGTTTACGGAATACTCGACAACGCCTTTAACTTGGGCACGTAGCGCGTCTAAAAAGCCTTTAAAGCCGTAGTCGCCAGCTTCAAGCGCGGCGTTAAAATCTAGGGCGCCCTTTACGGCGTCGCTTACCTTGGTGGCAAAATCGTTAAATTCGCCTTGCGCGTCGGCAAGCTTGTCTTTAGCGGTATCGACGGCTTCGCCCAATTTGTCTTTAAGCGCCGTGGCGAAACTCTCAACCTCTTTTTTGGCGCCCCCTACGGCTGGCGGTGTCTCTTGAAACTTTTTATTAAACTCCCCGGCGGCGTCGGCCATACGCATTTGTGCTTGGTTTGACCGGCCCATTTCTTGGTTGTATGCGCCTGTTTCTTTTTTGGCGTCAAACATGCCCGAGCCAATAGCCTGTATTGCGTTTGTAAGCGCGGTGAGCGGGTTAATGTTTTCCGCTACTTTCGCAAATACATTTAGTTTGTCTATTGCTTTTTGTGCCGGGCTAGGCATGTTGCTAAACGCGTCGTTAATTTTTACTAAGCCGTTAGCAAAATCGGTTGCCGCTGGCAATAATTTTTGGCCGAGTTGTATTTGAAAATCTTTAAACAAGGCGCTTAGGGTGCGTTGTTTGTTTGCAAGGTTGTCGGCTGTCCTAGCAAAGTCGCCTTGCGCGTCGCCTGTCTGTTTGTAGATAGCGGCCTGTGCCGCCAAAATCTTTTGTTGTGCTGTTAGCGCACCGCTGCCGTCGTAAATGCCAAGCTTCATTGCCTCGGCTTTTAGGGTGGCGTCGTTAAGCAATACACCAAAACGGCGCAACGGCTCTGCCTCGCCACGTAGGGCCGCGCCAATCGCTTGTACGGCCTCCTCGGGGCTTGTGTTGTTAAACGAGGCTAGGTCAGTAGACAGCGTTACAAAGTCAGTAGTAAACGTGCTTAAATCCTCGCCAGCGAGCCCGGCAGCTTTACCGAACGTGCCGAAAGCACCGGCAGCGTCGAGCACCGATTGTTTAGACTGGCCAAGCTCTCGAGCGGCAGTATTGGCAAAGTCTTTAACGCTCTTGGACGCCCGCCCAAAAATTACGTTTACCTTGCTGGTTGCCTCCTCAAAATCTGAAGCTGCTCGAATAGCCGGGGCAATAACTTGGGTAATGGTGCCGATAGCGGCGGCAGCTGGCAGCAATGCGCGCTGCAAAATAAAACCAGCCTTTTGGGTTGTAGTAGTCAGGCTCTTAAATTCGCGTTGAGCGTCGGCAACACCCTTGCCACTAAAACTTGTTAAAATCGGTATGTTAATTGCCACGGGATACCACCAAATTACGGTTTGTCTGTGTCATAACTTTACCCACAATGCTTAGTAGCTCGGCGGTTACTGCCGGACGGTTGCTTTCCACGGCCTTGTCAATCACTCGCGGCGCGTCGCCTACCTCTTTATTTAGGTTGGCTATAAACGCCGTGTTGCGTACTCCGCTAATGCCAGCGCCCGCGTGGTCATAGATAGCGCCAGCAAAACTCTTTTGTTGCACCACCATTAAACGGTATGGCTTGGCACCGTACACAACTTGCCGGGTGTAACCGCCTTGGTCAAAATCTACGTAGCGCTCTTTAGTAGCTCGTACACCTACGCGCACGTTAAAGCCGCCTTGCACCTCGGATATGTTCCAACCCGCCTCTCGGCCACGGATTAGCGAGCCTCGACGCATACCGGATAGCGGGGCACCGTTGCTACGCGATTGTGTAGAAACCATGCTTCGCGCCTCTTGCACAATTTGGTTTCCAACGGTTTTAATGTCTTTAGTTACTTGCCGCCTAATTTTGCGGTCTATGTCGTTTAACTCTTTTAACGCGTTTTGCACCCCGTAAACGTCAATTTGTCCGGTTATGCCCATAGCGTCGCTACCTTTTTTTGTGTGCCTCTGTCAACACTTTAGCCACCGTCTGCAAGTCTTGTAGCTCAAACGGGATATTAGGCGGCCACCAACCGACAGCTACTAGCACCTCGGCTAGCTGGCGTCTGTAGGTGCCGCTTCGATAAAACTTGGTTGCTCTTGCTCGACAACCTCAATGTTGACAAGCTGTTTAATGAAGTTGTCAAACTCTGCTGGTACAACAATCTTGTTTAACTTGGACGCCTCAAACGCCAAATAGGCTAAATCCTCTATGCCAATGCCATTGGCCATGTCGGA